GTCCAAAGCCAATGTGCTTGTTGTTGTTTCATATAAAAGTCGAACGCTTTTGGATATTCAAAAGGTTTATATACTATGCGTTCCTTTAAAAGGTCTGTTTTTGCCATTTGTTAAATTTTTAAGGTTATGAATTCAGTTCAAAAAACTTGTTTTTTAAAGCTTGCCTGTCAAAAGTGTCTAATTCACCTCCGAAGCTTTGTGTTGGAGCGGTAGGTTGAGATTCAAAATCTTCAGGATTATAATCTACTACTTCAAAATGCCCTGTTGAAGTATCAGCTTTTACACCAAATGTTAATCCATCAATTCCATATCTATTTTTCATTATGTGAAATCTTCCTGTTCCGTTTACTTTATCTGCTTTTTTACGAGAAAGAGAAATGCAGACATCGGTTATCATAATTTTATCATATGAGCCGGCTGCTTTATCTCCCTCTACAATATCATCTTTTGCACCAGCTCTATTAACTTGAGAAACCGACCAAATTGGTATGTCTAGTTGCCTAGCTAATCCCTTAGTGCTTGTATAAATATCATCAATCTCACCTTTACGATCAGCTGTTTTCTTTCTTGTTGCAAGAAGATCTACATAATCAATAATAATAAGATCTGGTTTGACCCCTGAGTCTTCTACTTTAGCAATGTGTGATTCTAATGTTGACATTGTTGCTCGACCTGTTGGGAATTCTTTAATAATCAGTTCCCCAGGTAGTTGAGGAATAATTTCTTCAATTTTATCTCTATGTTGAAGAATTTTATCTACTGGTACTTGGCTAAAGAAAGCGTCATATCTCCTTCCTACATACTGTTCGCCTAATTCTAGAGTATAGTGAATTACGTTATAACCTAATTTAACAGCATATCCTCCTAAGGCAACCAACGACCAAGACTTACCACCTCCTGGATTACCAAATATGAGGCCAAAATCTCCATTTCCCAATCCACCTTGTAATAGATCATTGATCTTGTCCCAAGGAGTTGATATTGTAGTTCTTGCGTCTTCTCTAAAACGTGTTTCAATGTCTTTTTTAAATTCATGTCCTACATTTTTATCATTACCAGCTTTTAATGCTGATGTAACTAAGTGTTTAATCCCATCAAAATCCCCAGCTTTAAGTAAATCTACACTATTAAGAAGAGCTTTTTTTAATTGCTGATTTTTACAAAACAATTGAAATTCTTCTTTTACATATTCTAAATCTTCTTCTGAAGCTTGGTATGCTTCTCTAAGTTGTTCTTTTACAGACAATTGAAGTACTTCATTGTCTATTTTTTTTACTTCTACTTTTAAAACATCCATAGAAGGTGTAGTATGATACTTATCATAGTATCTAAGTATTTCTTTAATAATCCATTTATGTGCTTGATTATCAAAGTACTCTTCACTTAAAATATCATGTATGTTAATTAAAAACTCTTTGTGTGTTAATAGAGAAGATATGGCCTTAATTTGAAAATGAGGTCCATATTGGTTTAAATTTACTAACGTCATGCAACTTATTCTTTTATAACTAATTTTTCAAATATATCTTTTACCCAAAACTCTACATTCCTAATCATACCCCCAAGTTTATCTTGGTTGTACATTGCTACGAATTCTGATGGAAAGTAATTAAGTTCTTTAGATTCAACACATTTAGATAAATAATTTTTTTCATTTTCGCTAATCATAGGATTAGACAAATCCATTATCTTGTAATTTTTTTCTAAATCATCATAACCATGAATTATTCTAGAATAAACTACATGGTCTTTAAATTTAGATTCGCTTATATCAAAAATATCCTTTAATGTAAGATCACGTTCTGCTAATTCAGGGAATTTTTTAAGCAATCCTTTTTCACCTAATCCTTTAACTCCTTTAATTTTATCAGAATTATCACCCAACAATGTTTTATGAAGGATAAAATTCTGGGGAGACATATTAAACTTTTCTTTTACTGTGTCTATTGTGTAATATTCTTTTTCCATAGGACGATACACAATAACATTTTCATTTACTAATTGTATAAAATCCTTATCTGAAGAAACAATAAATACTTTATCTTCTGGTTTCTGAGGGATTATTCCACTAAAGTAAGCAATAATGTCATCAGCTTCAACTTTATCTATGCTTACTGTTTTTACTGGTAGTGTTTTTAGATATTGTACAACTCTTACAATTTGATCTACTTTAGCAGCATCTTCATCTTCTTTTTCATCAAAAGCATCCCAATTTGTAATTCGTTGAAGATCTCTTCCTGATTTATATTCTGGGATTAGATTTTTTCTATTGTTAGCTGATCCAGCTCCATCAAACACTACATAAACTTGTGTAGGTTGAATGTTCCTAATCAAAGCTCCTAATGAACGAAAGAAACCACCCAAGCCCCCAATATGAACCCCATCGGGATTTACCATATTGAGCATTGCAAAATTTCTAAAAAATAAATTTAACCCATCAATTAGCAGGACACGTTCACTTTTAACTATATTGTCCCCATTTTCCTCAATATTATCGAGGAGCTTGAATAATTCTTTCTGTTTCATTTAAATCAGTCTTTATGCCCTAAATATACGAAAAATATTTTAGGAAGCAAAATTTACTCTGGCTCATTTACATGAGAAGTAATATCCGTGTACGCTTGATCTTCTTCAACAACTCTAAAGTCTCCACCACCTAAAATGTCAGCCCAAGCTTTAGCATTTTGTGATTTGTATTCTTTTAACTCTCTATCGTTGTCATTAATAAAACCATGAGGAGTCATTACAATTTTACCTCTAGTAGTTACTCCATTAATATGGTTTTTATCAATTTGAATGTTTACACGTTTAGCAAATTCTACCTGCTTGCCATCTTTAATTGCTTTGATTTTAGATGTACCCGCAGACATTACATTACCAAATGTAACAACAAATGTAGAGTCAAACCACATAGCATAACCTCCTTTATTCATCAATTTAGGTTGACCCATTGGAGATTCTGGTTTTAGAGTCCATACTTTATTAATACACACAAGAGTATTAGTATATGGTGATGATTCTTTACGAGACAATGTAATACGTTGATTTACGTTATTACCAAACTGAGTTGACATAGCACCAGCATTCCACTCATTATTATTTTTGTTAGATTTAAGTGACATTTCACATGGTACTGATCCAATAGAATCCCACAAGAACAATAAATCATAAGGCAAATTACCTTTCTTTTGTTCATCTAACAAATCCAAAATAAATCCTGCTACATCTTCAATAGAATTAATAGATTCTCTATCTGCATAAATAAATTGGCCTTCGTAATTAATTACTTCGCCATTTTCATCCTTTTCAAGATTAATATCTAATCCCATTTGAACTGCATGTTCCCAGTTCCATTTCATCTCTGTAATGATAAAAACGGGTAAGATATTTCTTTTTTGAGCTGCTACTGCTGCTTCAATCATTGCTGTAGTCTTTCCAGTATCAGAGTGACCCCTAAGGAGCACTATGTGCCCCATAGGGATACCTGGTATGGATGTTACATCTTGAAACGCTTGTGATAAAGGGATCCATTCTTGGTCTTTAAACCTAATGTTTTGTTTTAATCCCTTTTTCTCTTTAAAAGCATTTAAATTAAATTTAGATTGAATCTCTGCAGAAACAGCTTCTGACAATGATTTTTTCTTTCTAGCCATATATTTTTAATTAAAACGGTAAATCGTCTGTTTTGTCTTCGTTAAACAAATCATCAAATTGATCCGCTTTTGACTTTGTTTCTTTAGTATTCAAAGAATAATTTGAGTTAGAAGTAGTTGGAGCAGCAACCGGAGTTGGTTCACTTTCTCCTTCTTCACCTGCTGACAAGAATTCTTGCAGCGCAGCTTTTACTTCATCAAAAGTTAATTTCTTAAACACATCCATAGGGTTAGGCTGATTCTCAAGGAACTTAGTAACTGAGTCTGCACTTTCATCCAATGGAGTTGTTTTTAGTGAAGGACTAATTGATGTTTTATTGTAAGGAGTACCAGTAACTTCTGGGCCTACAGTTGTAAGTTTAATATCTCTACCACTAGCGATATCAGTGTAATCACCAATTTCTTCATCGTAAGCCATATTCAAGAAATCTTGATAAACTTCTTTACCAAACTGCCACAATTTAACACCTTCATCTTCTTGTCCTCTAACAACAATAGGAGCGAAAATACGAGTTTTAGCATCTAATTTTTTAGCCAATCTCCAATTTTCTTTATCTCCGCTTTGACGAAGTTGTTTTGTAAACTCAACAATTGGATCTTTTTCACCCCAGTTTTGTGGTGATGCCATTACTCTATTACCAATTCCATAGTAGAATAACATTTCAGTAAATGGAATATCATTGTTGAATTTGCTAGGTACTACCCTAACTACTTGTTTACCTACACTAGGTTTGAAAAAGATGGAAGGACCTCCTCCACCGGTGTTTGAGGATTGTTTTTGCAACGAATCCAAGCGTTGTTTAATAAGATTTAAATCCATAATAACTAATTTTAATTTATAACGTTTGTTCTAATATACGAATTAAATTTCAAATCACCAAACTATACTTCACGAATTTGATAGATTTTTGTTTTTAATTCTTTTAACTCATCTCTCTGAGTTAGTAAAATAGTGTTTCTGTAGTGTTGCCAATGAATTGGGAATTTAGTATCTACTACACCACCATTTAATTTTTTAATTAATTCATTTAAAGCATTAATAGTGTATAAAGTATTTGATTCTTTTTTCCTATGTACTAGAATAGTATTTTGAGGAAGTGTATTTAAATTGGCTTGATCGATATTGTAAGTACACACATACTCATCATTACTTTTAACATGTAAAACAAATATTTTATTATACATGATTGAGTAAGTCGTAGTTAAATCATTAATCAATGATTCTAACTCGTCTAGAGTTGTAAATGTACAAAATAACTTATTATTCAAATCACTTATGTTTAATGTAGAAAATTCACTAAAATCGTCTACATGATACATATTGACAGAATTATTTAAAATTGTAGTTGTTTCCATAACTTTCTTTTATATATAACTTGTTTTTAGTAAAAACATTCTTTATGTCGTCAATTAAATCTTCTTCACCCTCTTTAAAATCAAATAAAAAACTATCATAAGTATATAAAACCATTTTAGTTTCACGATTCTTTAAAAGTTTAAATATGTCCCATAATATACGGACATTCATTGCTGTCTCCAAGTTTTGGAGTACATAATTCAATAATTTTTGGGGTTTCATATCTTCTAAGTTCTCCTCACAATATTGATACCCCGAAATGGGACACTCAATCCAACCATTTTTTTGAAAGTTATCCCACAAATCATCTACATAATCTTGAACTTTTCTAAAAAATTCCAGATCTTTATACTGTTCAAATACTCCTCCGTATAGTTGTTTAAATGTTAATTCCTTTGCTTTATTGTACTCAACACCATACATTTTTGCAAAAGACTTATGAATATCACTATCGTTAAATGTATAGCCAACCAACAGACCCAAAAGAGTAGGATGGTAAGCGCTAATATCCAACTCAATGAACCTATCATTGCGTGGTATAAAAGCTTCCCTACATCCGTTTTCTTTATTAAGCGCTGCATAATTTACTCCTCCAAATTTGTTGGAGGGTCTTGTGGTAAGGGTTTTAAAGTTGTACTGAGTGTAGACGTATTCTGAATCGACATCGTGAAAGTGCGATTCAAATTTTTCTCTGTTAATTCGTAAACCACTTCTTTCCACGGCGTTGAATACCACTGCGGCTTTTGTGTTGTAAAAGTTGTTGATTGGTACATGTATTCTGTCTTTTAAATCGTTAAACAAATTCTCACAATATTGATAGTGTTTGACTATAGGTATTATCCTATTTATGTCTTTTTTGTGAGGGTGATTACTATAAAAATAGTTATGAGTTTTTGTATATTCCTGTATATACGTAGGCTGGTTTAGTGTTATGTCAAAAAGGTTTTTTAAGACGAAGTAATGTAGGAATTCTTTTTTATCCCTAACATATATAACATCTAAATTATTTAATACTTGCTTAAATGCGTTTAATTCAACGTTTAATGTTTCTCCATGACATATGGGAATCATATAACCCTTGCTTGAATTTAACGGTCTAATATAAACAGCACATACTCCATTTATAGTAGGATGGTCGTAATTATTGTAGGGTATAACTTCTACAAATGCTTTTCCTTTACAATAATTCTTGAAGGTCTCTAACTGTTCATTATCTTCAACTAACCAAAACATAACTATTATTTTGGATTAATATAGATAAAATTATTTAAGTATCCAAACTTGGTGGGGAAGGAGTATAAGATTTAACTTTGCTATCATAAAATTTAAGATAATCATTTTGTATGAATTGTCCTAAACCTATAATTTTATTTTTTTGTTCTGCTATAAGAACTTGATTTCTGTTAGCTAGAGCAACATCATTTTTTCTACCCGTAAGAGTCCATTGCAATTCAAAACAGTTGTAAAGTTCCCAAACATATTTAGAAGATTTTTTCTTAAACTTTTTATATGTTTTTTCATCTATTTCTACATACTTTAACTCATTAATTTTTTTAGCAAAGTACCTTGTAAACACTCCTAATTGGTAATCTTCATCTGTTGGTTTTGGGAAATAGTTTATTGGTAATTCCCTAGGATCATCATCTAAAGGATTTTTACCTTTTAACTCTAAATATCTTACTATATCTCCTTGATTCCATTCATCTTCATTTACAATTGGATCAGGATCTTCTAAAAATAAAGCTATTACATTTAATTCAGGTGTAAGATTAGGAGGTATGTCTGATGTACCCTTACCACTAGGCACTTCAAGTGGAACTATTTCTCTAATATTAGTAGCATTTTGATCTTTGCCTGTATAGAATTTACCTGTATAAAGACTATGGTAAAAGCCTATATACTCTTCTGAAGTAGCTAATATCATAAATTCCGCTCCGGAAGTATATAAATTTGGTTTTATTCTACTTTTAGGTATATACATTATACTATTTTAGTTGCAATTGATTTAAACATATCTATTAATTCTTTTTGTGGCCAAACATCTGACTTTCCTGTTCTTACAGAGTTATGTGTATAAACCCCAGGTGTTCCTTTAAATGGAGCAGATGGTAGTGGATCACTTCTATCAGGAAATAACGCATCATAATCATACACAAACGGTATATTATATTTATTCATCCATCCTGTTACAATATCTTTTACATGGGCAATATTTGCAGCATTATATTTTTGGTAATATTTTCTACCTTTATACGAAATAAAATTACCATTTTTGTCTACAGGTTGACCTACTGAATCTGCTGATACTACTCCTCCATAAGCATTATAATATTTTCCATTTTTTAGTTCTAAATATCCATATGATTGCATTTCTATAGCTAAACTTATTTTATTTAGATTTTGATATGGTAATCCAAATGCTTTAAATTGTGCACTTTTTATTCCTAAATGATTTGCCCAAGCTTCATCAGCAAATAATTGTTCTTTATCTCCTAAATTATTTGTTATATAGTGAGTAGCTACATGGTCTGTACGTTTACTCCAACCTCTAATAGTTTTAGCTGGTGATTTAGTAGCACCTGCTGTATGGTGGATGTATATTTGTTTTTTAGGTGTAGGACCATCATAGAAAATTTTAGCCATAGGAAATCCTGATGTTATTGATTTATAATCTCCTAAATTTCCTACTGGTTGAGATTGTCTTCCTCCACTAGTTACTGGTTTTTGTTGTACCGAAGAAGATTTTAGATTCTTAGGAGCTTTAACTGGGTTCATTTTACTCCTAGGTGCAGCTTGAGTATCAATTTGAGTTAACCAAGATGATGGTGATATTGTATGGTTAACTGATTTTGCTAATAAATCAATATTGTCTTTTCCATAAGATGGAGGCATTATTCTATCATCCAATGTAAATTTTTCAAATAATCTTATTCCAGATATTCCATCTACATCTAAACTTAAATTAAATGGTAAGAAAAATGGTGATTGAAGTTGTTTATTTTGTACTAATTGACCAGATATCATATTAGCCCATTCATAATTAAGTTCTACTAAAGCTGCAATATTTTCTTGAATAAATCCTTTTAAAGCATATGTAGTGTAAAATAAACCTATATCATTAGGGTCATTAGGATTTGGGTAAGCACAAATTTGTTTATTCCATAAATCAGTTAATGTTAATTCTTCTTCTTTTTCATTACCCGAGTATGTAGTTGCATTGTTTTTTTCCGGTATTACTCTATCAGTTAAACCTTTATTATATTTAGAAAAACCTGTTGAATTAGCTGTTAGTTTATTTCCTTGAATTTGGGCACCAATTGCTATCATTGAAGCAAATTTAGGACTTATTTCACCCCCCATAACTACATTTCTAACAAAAGATCCCTGTGTGTTAGGTTTTACCCCGAATGTATTTATTCTAGCAAATGTTTGATCTGATACTTCTTTGTCAAATCTTTGAGGAGAATTTTCAATAAACACAATTTTTCCTTTATCTTCATCTACCTTAATTGAAATTATATTAATGCCTCCTAATGCTTGTGTAAATGCTGATACTATGTTATTTAGTAATGATAATAACGATATGGAACCATCTTCATCTCTAGGAGCTGATTCGAATAACTCTGCTATTTTGTTCATATTTAAGTAAATATGCATCATTCTACCTAAATAAACATCATCACCTTTAAAACTACTTTCTTGTAATTTTGTATTTAAAGGTGTATCTTCAATTACGATATTTTCAAATCCTTCCTCATCAGGAACATTAGTATAAGGAACAAGACATGTTGTGGGATCTGCAGAGAATTGTCCCGGTATGTTAACTATGTAATTATCGTCATTTGGTAAGTCCTTAAAATCTACATCAAAGTCAAATAAAGGATCTCCATTTTTATTATACAATAGTAAGTACTTTTGAATTAAAGCCAGTAAACACCCAAATGATAGATACACTTGAGGACTAATTTGAGATGCTTCTTCACCTACGTCAGTTGTTACTCCTTGTACAGATAACATACCTTTTTGTATTTTTAATTCTTCCTTTTTAAAATTTGTAGTTTGATCACCTTCTTTATTTACTTTACACTGTGCTAAAGGAGCATTTGGTATAGTTACAGTCCAATAAGAATCTTTTTCTGATGTTGCATTTGTTTGTTCATAAAGATTATATAAAACTTTGTTTAAAGTAGTTTTATCTTTATTTGCTATTAATGGTGGATCTGTAGTTTCTTCAGCTTCTTGAGATTGTTGTTCTTGATCATTATCATCTTGACTAGGGAGTTTAATATTTACTTTTAAAGACTCCATCATATCACCCATACCAGTTATAATAGTAGTACAATCATAACTACCATCTGGGTTGAATTGCCAATTAAAATTAGTTACTTTACCAAATACTCCTTCATAATTACCATATCTATTTTTTCTTTCTGTCTGAATTAAATCTAAAACATCAAAGTGAGTAGGGGTATCACTATTTTTAGAGGTTGGGTTTAGTATAAACCTTAAAGCTGGTGATGCAAATGCATCATATGTTTGTAAAGCTCCATCATTATCTAAATACATGGTGTGACCAAATTCTAATAAAAGATTATAACCAGGTCTCATATAAAGAACATCCATTAATGCTAATTGATTTCTAGAATAGCATTTCATATTAATAGTTGCTTTTGATAAAGCTCCATTATTGTAATATTGAACTTGAGCTCCTACTATTCCTGGCATAGGTACAAATCCTCTAGTATTTCCAGTACCATCGTCTTCAACTCCACCCCAACCATAAGCTCCATTAAAGGTTTGATTGCTACTATTTAATCCTACACTTAAAGATCCACTATCATTAGCACTTCCCCCAAATAATATAAAATTTTTAGCAACTGTATCACCTGATAATACGCTAGCGTCAATACCATATGAAGTTAATTTATTATAAACCCCATCTTGCTCTGCTACTTGATTTATATTAACGGTACTTGCTAATCTTATCCAAGGAGTTCTAGCATTTTGATATAATAAATTATCATTAGTTAAATTTGTGCTATTTCCTAAAGAAGTTTGCCTAACATTGATTTGGTTAGTTACCCAAGGTGCGAATGGCTGTCCTAGTATATTCATCTTTATAACTCATTTAAACTATTATAACTATCTATTATATCACTTATATTGGTTGGAATTCTTAACTGGGTTCCAACTGGTGGCATAAGCGATCCTAAACTAACTACATTTGGATTTGCAATAGCTATAATCCAATATAAACTTACATCATTATAAAATTGATTTGCTAATAAATCTAATCTATCACCAAATTCAGTTTCAACGTAAATATCATTTTCTGAAGGTTCAACCTCAGGATAAAATACTGTTCTATAGTATTGAGTCCCTAAAGTACCTACAAATTCATTTGTATTTCTTAATTTTTTTATGTTGTTATATCTATTCACTTTATTCGCCTAATATATCATTCTGATTGTTATTATCCCCGTCACCGTCAGCATTTATTAAAGGATATGCATCTGCGTAATTTCCTCTACTATTAAATGCATTAGATAATGCTATGTATCTTTCATCTGGATTATTAGCATCATTTGGTTTTTGTGGTAAGAATGTGTGTATTGGAGTAAATGTTAAATTACTTACTTTAATCATATGAGGTAATTCTTTTACACTACTATCTCCCCCACCTTCAGCATCAATAGCTATTTCCCATGGAGCTTCTTGTGGTATGTCATAAGTTAAAGATGATATAAATCCTGGTTGTTCGTATAAGTAACCTCCCATTGTTAATCTAATTAAATTTCCTCTCATAAACCCAGCACTGTTATAATCAGGGGCTAAAGTAGATGCTAAGTAATTTAATTTTTTGTACATTGGAATTAATTCAGCTTTTGATTGAGCCATACAAGTAAATGATAAATTTATTTGCCTATCAAATCCAGCATAATTATATAAATTTTCACCTCTACCCGCATATTTTATAGGGTCCCAAGTTGCATTATAATTATCATTAAATGAATCTATAAATGCTCTAAAATGCATATATACAGCTTCACCATCACTTCCATCATTATTAATAGCTGCTATTCTAAATTTACAAAAATCATTAACTGCTAAAGATGTATTAGGACCTGTACCATCGTACATAGGCATAGCATTAATTTTATCTAATGCTGCCATGTCTGTAGCTTTTATTCCATAATTATAAACATTTTTAATTCCATTTACAGTATTACTTTTTCCAGGATCACCTCTATTTACTCTTCTATTAGCAGCCTTTGTAGTATAATTGGGGGCTAAAGAAATAATACTAGATTGTTCACCTTCAAACTCAAGAGGATTTGATTCTATAATAGTTTTTCTAAAATCTTGTGTTTTTTTAGTAGTTATATATTGTTCTTGAGCTTCAAGTTGTGCTTGAGTAAATGTTAAAGTATTATTAGCATATGCTTTACCTCCAGCATCTTTTCCTATAGTAACTAAATTTTCTTGGTATACATTATTATCAAATAAATAAATACCACCATCTGAGGAAATATTAAGATCTTCATATACTGTATCTACTGTATCTTGAAATGCTGTTGTAAATTCTATTGATGCCCCATTATAGAAGATATTATTTTTTATAGCTCTATTAGGAACATTATCTGGTCTTTTAAAAACACTATATTTGTTAGGGTAACTTGATGGTCTTGCAGTGAAAAAATCAAGTTCTACTAATTTTGAATTTCTAGTTGTTGATTGTTTATTATTTATAGGTTCTAATACTTCATTTGTAACATCAGAAGTTAATTCATCACTATCTGTATCATTCCCAAGTGTAGAAAATAATACAGAGGCTGCTAGTGAGGCACCTAACTTAGATTGAAAATCTTTTGATTCTGGGTTAAGTTTATATTTATCTTTTGTTCCTTTATAAAAATAAGTTGGGTCGGATGTTGCTATAGCATTATTGACCCCCGTTCTAAGAGTACCACCATAATTACTACTTGCAAATTTTATATTAGTTTTTCCTATACCTAAAATAGAACCAGGACCTCCGTTGTAAACAATAATATCTTGATCTACATTTTCAGGTTTTACTTGTTGTTTTTTATTATATATTTCTACTAACCTATTGCTAAATTCACTTTGGTCATTAGGAACCATAACAGGAACATCTCTAGTTATAAATTCAGCTTCAGTTGGGGACAACCCATAAGCTCTTTGTATATCATATAATACATTTCTTACTGTTAAAGATACAGTTTCTTCTTTTTGACCAAACGTAGCTGCTGAGTTTTTTTCTTTTATAGTTTGCATGTAGGTTCTTAAACCCGCACCTGGGAATAACCCACCATCAACAACTCCACTCATAGGTGAAGATGGATCTAATCCCATTAAATTTAAATGTGTTCCTGTAAAGCCTACTCCTGCTTGAGCTAACGTGTTAAGTGGTGTATAAATTCCCTCATTTAAAGCTCCACCACCTTCTCCTGTTATGAAGTTTGGTTCTTGATTTCTACCATAACCTGTTCCATATGAGGCTTCAGTTTTTACAGCTGTTCTAGATAATATATTTTGTGCTGCTGTAAATAAAAGGCCATTTGGGGATTTTAAATCAGTAAACATTTTAAATAGTCTACTTACATCCCTTAGAGCATCTGCGGGTGCTCTAAACCCGTTTCTAATTAAAAAATCAATGCCTGTTTTTGCTGGTAAATCCCCATAGATGATTTCTCCCGTATCATCATTGACATCAACAACCATAGTTGGATTTGGGTCGTCTACATTGACCCCCGGAATGTCGCGTCTAATATAAGGTTGGTTACTGCCTTCGCCAATTCCAGCCCCATATCTATCCGCACCAAACTTAATTTTATTAAGCGCAGTTCTTTGGGTTATTAAAGGCATTTAATTTAATTTAAAATGTTCTCCCTTCTGGAGCGTTATTTTTATATCTGTTTGTTGGGTTTTGATATGCTTCGGTTCTTCCACCTAATGCAGATGGAGATGGTGTTGAATATCCTATTTCACCAAATTTTCCATTTGTATAAGGAGTAGTTGATTTACCAGGATCCCCAATATTAGAATATTGATTATGTAATAATGAATTTCCTTGTACATTAATAGCAGGATCCGTAGTTGGATTAGGGTTTGGTGAAACCGGTACTGCTAAAGGTGAACCATTTGCATCAAATTTGTCTTTTAATGAATTTGCCATAATGTTAAATTTTAATTGGTTTTATTATAAATATTAACCCATTTGAGAGGATTGCAATGCTAATGCATAACCTACTTTATTTCCATCTAAGTATACATTACCACCTTTTCTTACTTCACTAATTAATGTTTTAAGTAATGCAACTACTTCTTGATTTCCACCAAGTCCAAATTCACCAGCTCTATTTAATGGTATTACAGCTTCAGATTGTCCGCCTTCTCCAATTATTCCCATTGTAGGTCTAGTAACAATACCTCCATTTGCAAAGTAATTAAATGGATTAAGATATGATGCTGCTGAAGAAATTGTAGATCCTACTGATGAGACTGCTTTACCAAAACTAGAATCTTTAACATAATTATAAGCATCACTTGCTACATCCGCTGCTCCTGATGCTAATGATTTAACTGAATCAAAAGAATCTACAGCAAATGAAGTAATTGATTCTTTTGCTGATGCCCCCCATCCTGACAGTGTTTCTCCTGCTGATGAAGCCCACCCTGACAGTGTTTCTCCTGCTGATGAAGCCCACCCTGATATTGTTTCTGATGCTGATGAAGCAAAGTTACTAAGACCTTGCCTTAATGATGAGTTAGGGTCACTAAACACTTTAAATCCTTCAGATACTGTACCTACAATACCTCCTACAATACCTCCTACTGCTGTACCTATTACAGGTATTACTGATCCAATTGCAGCCCCAGCTAATGCTCCTCTACCTGCTGCTCCTGCTATTCCTAAAGCTTCATCTCCTGCACTTCCTTTTTCAATTCCTAAAGTACTACTAAACATAGAACCTTTCTCAGCACCACCAGTTAATACGCCTAAAGCCGTTGCTTCACCTTTTCCTATTCCTACTTTAACACCTGCTGCTTTTTGTTCTTGAGCACTCATATTAGCTTGTTGGGCACCAGTATAACCTCCTATTACCATATCTGCAACTGCACCTAAGGGACCTAATACTTTCATAGTTTTAGCTAATCCTGATGCTACTTTAGTACCAGTACCCACTCCTGTTGCTACTTTTGATGTAGTTGAAACTTTAGAAGTTAGCTTTGACATACTTGGGATTAATTTTGAAAGTGTTTTATTATTTGCTACTACTTGATTTAGAAAAGAACTTCTTTTAAGACTCATAGCAGATAAATTCCTAAGTTGCTTTCCAATAAAAGTATTTTTACCACCAAATACTTTACTTAATCCTTTAAACATTTTTCCACCAAATATGCCTCTTTTACCTAATGTTTTGCCCAATAAATCCATAGCTCCCCCACCACCTTTTTCATTCACGTTATAAACAAATTGTGGGTTAGCTGGGGTTGCTCCTCTTTCCATTATACCCCCAAACATTTTACCGAATAAACTTTTTGCTCCTTTAACAGCATAAAAGGCTCCTGCTACCCCTAATAAAACTTTACCCATATTTGATCCTAAAAATTTAAGAACTGGGGTAATCATAGGTACTACAGTTTGTACTATATTTAAAATAGCTGGTCCTATTGTTTTTGCTATAGGTTCTAATGCTGCTTTCAGTTGTTTAACAGCTGATTCCATGGCTCTGTCAAATGTTGCCGCATCTTTTCCAGCTTTGACCATTGCTTCTTGCTCAGCTTGCTTCATTTTTAACTGCTCACCTGTTAGATTTTTATTTTGTTTTAAAGTCATCATTTGATCAGCTAATGACTCTTGAGATATACCTAAAGCTTCAGCAAATGCTTGTTGAGCCAATACGTTTCCTTCTAAGGATCCCATATTTTCTCTAATAAGTCTTTCTTGTTCAGCTGCTTGTGTTGCTGTATCCCCTGTAAGGGCTGCCATTCTTAATTTTTCAAGATTTAAATCCTTTTGTAAGAACATTTCAGCTTCAATTTCTTTACCAATTGAACTTTCAAAATCTAAATGTGATTCAGCTGCTGCAGCAATTTCATTCATAGTTGTTCCTAATCGTGCTGCTGTGTGGGCTGCTTTAACTAATCCTTCTGTTCCACCTTTAATATTAAATCTTACTGATGATGATGCATTTCCAATTCTTTCTACAGCATCTGCAGTTAATAAAGAAAATTCTCCTTGAGAATTAAGATCATTAGTAGTATCATTAACTACATCTCTAATATCTGAAAAAGGTACACCTAATTGTGCGGATAATTTATATAATCCTGCTGCTGCCTCTTCAGACATTCCCATATATAAAGTTAAATCTTGAAATGTTTTAGCATTTTCTTCATTAAACTTTAAATTTTGTCCTACTGCTTTATTTAAGCTCATTTGAGCTGCAAATATTTCCTCTGTAAAATAGAACATATCACCTGAAGCATCACCTGCTCCGTGTATTTGTGCTTTTAATTCTTTAGCATTTTCCCCTGCTACACCAAATCCTTGTCCTATTTCATTTGTAAGTTTTAAAACATGATTAAAGATTTTCATTAATTCTTTAAATGCTTTAATTAGTAAACCAAGAACAACTACTGGATCTGTTAATGCTTCTCCTATACCTTTTGCTAATCCCCCAATAGCTGTCATAGCAACTTTAAGTTTACTACCAGATTTTGCAGATTCCCTCATGTCTTCTTCCATATCTTCGAAGAATTCACCTTTTATTCCTAATTTCCCTAAAGCACCTGTTATTCCTTGAACTGCAGCTCCTGAAATCCCCATTGCCTTTTGGATCTTTTTTTCTTCTTTAACTCTTGCTTCCGCTAAACCAAGTAATTCTTCTTGGACTTTGTATTCAGATTTTAAATTGGCTAGTACAGTTTGTTCAGCCTCACTTAATTTTTCAGTTCCTCCTAACCGTTCTGCTTTTAATGCTAATTCTGCTTGTAAAACTTTTAATCTGTCTCTTTCTATTCTTATTAATTTCTCATTTGCCTTTACTTCTTTACCTTTCATTACTGCTATTCCTTTAGCATCATCTGAAAACTTTTGGGCAAGTCCTTGTAATTTTGTAAAAGATCTAGTTGCTTCTTTTGTAGGATCAGCAAAACCTGATTTCCATTCTCTGACTATATTTTTTATAGACTCATTAATCCCACCAAATCCATCTTCTAAGTCGTCAACAAAAACCCTTGCTTCACTTAAATAATCTTTAAGAAGTTTTATATCATCAACAGTAGCAGTATCGAACTCAATTGAAATTGGGTCTTCACCAATTTTTTTATAAATTGCATTGAGTTCTTTTAGATCTCTCTTAAGTTTTGCTATTATTTTTGGATCCAGTGCCATTAAAATATTTTGTTATAAATATTATAAAATATTACTTTTTAGCCTGGGTTATAAAATCGGGTACATTTACTTTTGGTTGGGTTGGGGATTTAACTCTATCAGTATATTTTGCTCTTTGAGCATTAGCAGGATCATTTCTTTGAGCTTGTTCAAGTATTTGTTTAGCTCTATTCATGTCATTAGTAGATGTCCCTTGTGATACTTTATTCTTTTCTTCGTGGAATTCTTGAATTTTTTTAAATGTAAAATTCCTTAACCAAATAGGCATATTATAAATAGTATGCCAATCATACCCTCCATTTCCATGAAAAACAATTTCATGAATTTGGGAAAATAAATTATGTCTATAGTTGACTGCTTCCTCAGGCGTCAGGGAAAAAAAAGTTGGCACCAATCGGAATGTCAATTTCATCTACTTCTCCATTTTTTAATTCCCGTTCAAAGGAGAAATCAACGTCTGGTTGGATTTCAATGATGTAGTCTCGGAGAGCTTTAGCATCTCTAGCTAAAAAATAATTATCAACAAATTCTCTAATATCTTTCTTATCTGTGTTACCATCTACTGATAGAATCATATGCTTCATCCTAGTAGACATTTCAGGATTAGCTGTTTTATTTAATTTTTTTAATCCTCTAATTTCTGCTTCTACTTTCTTTTCAGTTTTATCAGTCATCAATTGAAATTCAATTAAATTATTTCCATGAGGTGTAGTAAATGAAAATTTATTTTCACCTTTAGTCATAAGATCTTCTTTTAAAGGTTTCGGTTCTAATGTAGATAAATCTACTTCATACTCTTCACCCATATACTGGAATTTGTAGTTTGAACCATATCCTAATACTCTTGAAGCTATTAACAGCGCATTTTTATCACCCACAACCATGTCCCCTAAATCTACATCACTAACCACTAACGCTTCTAGTAATTTATCAATTACTGTTCCTTTTTGAATATACGATTGGTTTGTAATAATGTCTTCTTCTTTAGCAGTCATATATTTCATTTCAACTTGACCAGAAGAAAGAGGGTTGTCTTTAGGATATAAAATTCCTTTAGAAGGTAAATCTACAATTTCTGTTGGAAATTTAAACTTAGGTTTTTGAACCTTAGGTGCCTCTTGTTGAGGAGCCGATTGATTATTTTCTTGACTCATATAAATTTTATTTTATTATAACTTAATTGTCGATGATACATATATAACATAAAAAAAAGCTTGACCGAAGCCAAGCTATTTTTTGAAATATTTATAAAATCTTAGAAATTCAATACACAGTAATCCATTCCAATTGTTAAATCGATATTTTGGGCAGTTCCATCGTCATCCCAATTGAAATCACCAAACGATGCATCTTTAATAAATGCTCCTTTTATAATCCATTCAGATACTACATCACCTACAGGACCTAACACATCAATAGTTAAATCTTTCTTATAGAAGTCAGAGTAACCATCTCTACCAGTTACTGATTCGTGGTGTAATCTTGTCCACTCCATTACTGCTTGTGCGCCTGATGGAGTAATAGGATCGAATAACTGCATTGTTATATCGTTCCATCTTAATTTTCCTTTTACTTTTCTGTAAGTATTAATGTGGTTTAATACAATTTCGTCTTGCGCAAACCCCATACCACTAATTCCTTTGATTATGTAAGCAGGAATACCATCGACATACATAATAAATCTATTAGCTACTTTTGGTTCAAAAGCTGTGAAAAATATTTCGTTTGGGTTTAATACTGCCATTTTATTTCTATTTTATTTTATTATAAATATCTAATTTTTTAATTTTTATGATGGGAATACTGCTCCAGTTGGTAAGATGTTGAAATCTAAGTAAATAAATTCAGCTGTCTTAGTCGGTTGGATGTATATAGCGCCCACCAATTGGTTTCTATCAATTACATCAGGTCCATTATTTGAGGCATCCATTACAACTTTAAACGCGTATAAACCTTGTCTTTGTTGTACTGACTCTAAATATGGGTTAACTTGGCTTAAGAAGTTATTTCTAGTAGCTGCTGTATTTTGTTCAAATACTAAGT